GACAGTTCACTTCCGGCGCTGGTACCCCCGACAATATTAAGATTAACGTCTTCGGCAAAAAGCCCACCGGTAGCAATTACCCCGCCTTCGGCTGCCGACGTATGATCGTGGGTTGCATTGGTATAGTCTCCGATAGTCGGCAGAGTCAAAGTTTTGGCGGACATTGTCTGGGTAGCATCAGTAGTAATAATGTCTCCGGCAGTGTTGCCACCGACTGAAACACCATCCAACTGATTCAGCTCTGTAGCGGTAGACAACAGTGCCACGGCCTCATTGACCAGCGGACTTGTTAATTGCCCACCACCAGCAGCATCGGCATGGGTGTGACCAGCATTGGCAAAGCTGGCAATCGTGGGAGTGACCAAAGTTTTATTGCTCAAGGATTGGGCCGTGTCCAGATCCACTATATCGCCGGGACTGGTACCACCCACGGTTACACCATCCAACTGATTTAACTCAGTAGATGTTGCCGTTAGATCCACGGCCTCATTGATGTGAATAGTCCCGACCGATAAATCCAGGGTACCCGCAGCGTTTAAAACAATATTACCCTGGTACCCACCATTAAGATACTGAAACAGGGTCTCGATCTGGATGTGTTTGTTCTGATCGTCCAGTACTGCCTCGGACAAATCACCGATGTACATAATGTCGGTTGCTGCTGGCGCTATAGCCAACTGGGTCATCTGGGTGATATCTAAGTCTGCCATGGTTTTCTCCTATAAATCGGCAATTAATAATATACTGTCGCCGGATCCGATCTGGACAATTCGATTGGTCCGGTTTGGATAGCTGGTCCCACCGATCTGCAACAGCACTTCAGCGGTTTGCTTCACATAGTAAAGCGTATCAATACGTGGATCCACATGCACGGCCGGTGCATAGTTAGTTGAGCTGGCATCTCCTAAATCCAGTGTGGTTATATACTTTTGGTCAAAATCCACCACCAGGACGTTGCCTTCAAAGTTGCCCTGGTCATAAAATCCATAATAACGCCCATCCTGGTAAGCCCCTAAAAATGTATCCGGATCAAATGCCTCCCATTCCTTTTTAGTAAAAAAACCATCGGTGGCATTAATCGACCGGCCCTCGGATACCAGGGCCAAGCCGTCACTGGTGGCAAAGATCACACCATAATCGTATGCAACCAGACTGCGCTTGGATATACACGGCTGAGACTCCGGCATCTTATTGGGTGTCATGGTCGCCGGTGTCGTACCGGTGACGATATATGGATTTTGATCGGTAGCCACCACCAGGTTATTTTCCATCACACCCAGGGCCACAATCGAATAGTCCAGGGTCAAAACATATTCTTCCGGCCAGGCGTGCGGTTGAAACGGCTCGGAGAAATAAAGATCTTTGCCCACAAAACCGGCCATGATCCCATTGGGCAACCCCACAATACCCAGCATGCCATCCGGTGGCGGATCCCAGCGGGGAAAAACACCCAGACCGGTCTGCAACACTTCGCCCAGCTCGGTGTCCAGTTTGGTGTCACTGTAAATAGTGGTCGTAGCAGAGATCTGGTCCACAAACTGATACTGGGCTGCCACAGCACCCTGGTTGAGACGATAGATAAACTTAGACAGTATCGTGTCCTCATAGGCTCTCCAGGTCACGGTATTGTCGGTCGTATCTCCATCCACAGTAGTGCCAAAAGTCGGCTCTGAGCCGCCAGAGATACCAGCCACAACGCATTTATAAACAAACCCATTAGGAGTAGACGGTATGACAAAATCTTTCAGCGTATAAGTTGTGCCAGCTGACCAGGTCATATCCATATTGGTCAGGTTGATCTGATCTCCTGGCAGCGCTCCCACTACCACAGCAGACACAGGCGCAGGGGCCGACTCCTCACCCCAGTCAGTGTTTGTAATGACCGTCCAGGTATAAACCAGGTCTCTGGCATCTCCGGATCCGCCGCCCACATTAGCCGTTTGGATCTGTCGCCACGGCTGGGGGCTGGCCATAGAATAAAAATTGATCGGCAACGCACCCACACCGGTCGTGGCTTCGGTCTCATTGGTTTTTTTCGGTATACCGTCTCCAGTGTAATACAGCTTAAAATCAGTATCTCCGGAGACCTGGCCCTCGGCCACATCCACATCGGCCGACCACTCTAACCAAAATTGAGACCGATAACGAAAGATCGTCCGCACCAGCACGGCCAGCTCGGTATCAGCATTTTTCAGCTCATTGTCCCAAGGCCGCAACTCACCGGAGACCAGCTTGGCATTATTAGCTGTCTGGGCCTCATTTTGCTCCAGCAGCTGCTTGGCCCTGACCGGCCGGATGCCAGAAAATACGGGGATCGAAATTTTCATTATCTATCCTCTTTTGGAGATACGCCCAACCACAGGTGTGTCAAAGACTCATTCCTGACCGTCTCCACAGTGGGTTTAAGTCTCCTTCAGCCTTGCGGCCAGGCGCATCAAAATCATTGTAATCTCAAAAGCGACGTATCCGGAGTGGCAGTAAAGTTCCAGACAGTGCTGCCAAAATCAGCCAGCTCACGTCCTTTAAATGTATCCAACTGTACCGCCTCTACTGTCCAGGCGGATCCTATGCCATCCCAGGAATATAAAATACCGTTGTCCTGGCTGCAAAACCAGACTTTGCTGGCCCTTACAAAACAGCGTGCATTATGACTGGCGACTGTCGGCGCATTAACAACCGTTGACCAGGCATTAGAGCCATTCCACAGTTGCAGCGTGCCTTCCGAAGTACCACCGTAAAGATTGCCACCAAAATCAACCAGGCTCCAAATGTTGGCACTTATCGGCGGTGCCACGGATGCGTAAGCATTGACTCCGTTCCACTGGTAAAGATTGCCTGGGGATCCGGCCACATATAAACTGCCACCAAAACTAATCCCGCCCAGAGCCGACCAGCCTGGTGGACCACCTGGCGTGGGAGCGACTTTAGTTAAGGTACCGACGCCATTCCATTGAAAAAGATCAATACGACCGCCACTGGTGCATAAATAAAGTGTACCTGAATGAAGAATCAAGGGACCAGCCCCGCCACCACCGGCATTAAAAACGTCCAGATCCCCACAGCGCTGTATCCAGGCGTTGGAGCCATTCCATTCCACCAGCTGCGCCCCAGCGCTACCACTTGGAGACACGGATCCATAAATCAGACTGTTGTGAACGATCAGACCGTCACTGCCGTATGACGTACACGATCCGATTACTCCGTTAAAATATGTCGGCGCAACTGACGGTATGGCGCTCACACCATCCCATTCTCTGAGCGTGCCTAAAGAGGCTAAAGCGTACAGCTTTGAATTGTAAACCAATGCTTTGGCCGGTTGACCACCGCCAATGCCTGAAGCGGTTTCTTCCACCCATCCCAGTACTTGCATGGTGTATGAGCCAGACGTAATATTGGACGGCGACTGCCAACGCTCCGGACCATAGGCAATGGCTTTAAGGGTGGTCGTGGCATCATCGGGCAAGGCAAACGGCACAGTATAAAGTGTATCGGTATTGTCCGGATCGCTGCCATCGATAGTGTAATAAATTGCAGAACCAGGCGTTGCGCTGGTGATCGTAATTAAAGTGCCATTGGCATATGTCCCAGCCGGTGGACTGAATTGCGGGGCCTCGGTTAAAATTACACCGGCAATCAGTCGCCATTCGGTCGATGCTGCGGCCGCTGATTTCCACCAGAGCAGTAAATCGGTCTGATAAATCTTTTCGCCAAAATAAGCAGACACAAGTACACCATCAGGAATAAAGGCAAACTGTCTGGCTATAGACGCCTGATCGATCATTTCCCAGGATGCCTCTGACATAACTTGCCATATAATGGTACCACGGCCCCAGTCTTTGGCGGCGGTGCCTTCCACGCCACGGGTTACGGACAGCCCACTGATAGGATCGGAGTTTCCAACATCCACCAGTACGATCTCCTTGGTACCCTGGACATCGATCATCTGGGCATAATAGCTGTCTCCGGATCCACCCTTTGCCAGCATATCGTTATATGTATTTAGCAGTATGGTGGTGTCGGTATCATCGATATCGGCAGCCAGGATCGCTTTGGATCCCATGTTAAATACCAGCGCCATCAGACATTCATCTCCTTCCACACAAGAGCGTCGGTATGCTTCCACCAAACGCCAGTAATGCTCTGGTATACTTCTTCTCCGAAGTAAAGAGCCGCCAGGGATCCATCCGGATCCGATGTGACCGTGCGCTCGATACCTTTTTGCAGCATATTTTCCAGGGCCACATCATCGATCCGATGGTGGACCTCGGCTCCGATATTAAAAGACAGCGGTGTCGGGCTGCGTGTTACCGTCAGCGTATCTCCGGATACAAAAGTACACGTCATCCATTCAAACTGACTGGGGCTTTCAAAGACAATCAGCCGGAAAGCTGAAATACCGCCTGAAGGATTTGGAAACAACGCTCCCTGGCCCGACTCCAGCACCAGCAAGGTGTCACCGGTGCCAATAGCCGTGTTCAATGCGCCGATGGCATTGTTGGCAAATAAATATTCTGTCATGCTGGTTGACCCGTCCTTTCTCCTGGTTGCGCCACACCCAAAGCGGCCAGAAAACGCACATAATAAAGCTGGGATCTGGGAGTATTTCCTGGGATGTCCGTATCGTCATCATAGGCCTGGTACAAAATTCCATTGATATAAGCGTCCAGGTAGTAATCGCTGACCGGTATGGCCAAAGATCTCCAGGCCCCAGGCGTATCAAAGACAATGTCCGGTGGTGTCTCGGCTTGCTCGATCTCCACAAAGCCGTTGCCGTCTGATTGCGGATGCACATAAAATTGTTCCGGATATTCGATAATCGGCCACCAATCCCAGATCGACGAGTCCGCATTGGCCGTGTCCGTTGAAAACGTCGGCACATAACGGGTTATCAACGCCCTGTCGGTCTGGCGGATCGACCGGCCAGCCGTCAGGCCATCCAAGCCCATGTTACGGATCACATCGATGATCTCCAGCCCTGCCAGCGGTATGATCTGTTTGTTACCAGCTTGCAGCTGCATGGTCCGGATCCGGCTGTGGACCCGTGGCAGTAGCGTTACCATCTTACGGCTGGTCAAATTAAATAGCGTCAGGATCTCCGGATCATCAAAATCGATTCTGGCTTCATCCAGGATCCGTTTTCTGCAAATGTCGGTCACTGATCCAACTGTAAAAGTAGACATTAGACAAAAGTCTCCTCGTTTCCGAAAGTGTTGACATTATCTTTAAGTGATTGAGTGGTCGCCTTTAACCATGCGTTGCTGCGCTCGATATCGCTGAATCTGACTTCTCCAAATTTGCCATTGGCATAGCCACCGGAGCTTTCACCCATATTAAAATTTGCAGTAGCAATAACGTGCATTGCCGAATAAGTGCCGGTACTATTTGTTGCGGTGTCAACATCCACGCCATCTCTTACATTGTCGATGCCGCTTTCAAGCTCGGTTCCACGGTATTGCAGAGCATAATGTGTCCAATTACCCTGAAAAGGTGTTTCGGCGTTATTAGGAGTTGTCCTGCCGATTCGATTCGTGTTCGGGGAGTCATAAAGATTGCAAATAAAATTATCCGATGCCGCCGTTGACATAATATATTCAATACTCGCCCCATCTCTTTTTGAAATGTGCCGAAAAGTAGTAGCATCATCCATATTGACAAACGCTTCCAGGGTAAACGGTCCATCGTCGGATGCACCGTTGCCTCTCGATAAAAGCGCATTGTGTGGCACACTGACATATTCATTGGTGCCGTCCATATCCAGGCCCTTGCCGGTCGGCGTGTTAATCAGGTCGATAGCTTCAAAGTTAAACGGCTGGCCATGCAGACCGTTGGATGTGCTGTCTTTCATGTCACCGACACTGCCACCGGATGGATCCTGCGCCAGGTGCCAGACACCGATAAAGTTGGAGTCCCAAACCGCCTGGGCAGCTGTTTCGGTCGTGTCGCCAATATAAGTCGTGTTATTGGTCTCAGTGGCATCATAGTACAGATACAGGGCGGTAACGGCGGATCCGGATACTGAAGGTACCTTCACATGAAGGGTGGCCCTCTCGTTGGCATCATCCCAGTCTTCAATTTCCACCTGCAGCTGGGTCGTACCGTCGCCTGAAGTGACGGCAATTTTCTTGCGATTGGCATCCGATGTAAGCTCGTCAAATACCCGTGACATATCCTGGCTGGACTGGCCGGTGGATGTCGCAAGTTTAACAGCGTGCGGAAAGTTTGTCTGGGTACTGTCAAACTGGGCCGGATCTATCATAATCTTGGTGCGCTTGGCCCAGGTTCCCAGCCACGGCACCGGTTCTACAAAGCCCATCTTTATAGCCGTCAGGTTCACGTCACTGACAGTAATGTTGCGTGCGGTAGCGCTGCTGCTTTGCGCCCACAGCTCCAAAGTGTCGTTTATACCCAGATCGGCCAATCCGGACAGGCTCATGGATCCTCTGTCGGTACCTACCGGAAGGGTCCGGTGAGCATGAATATTGGGAAGCTCGGTAACGCCGTTGTTTTTAAAAGCGCTCAGTTCAACAATGTGGCCGACACCGGCGCTGTTTTCAACCGTTGCACTGATGCAGACAAAATAAATGCCGTCTTCATCGATGGTGATATGATCGTTGGTGTGATCCGGCGTTGCGTGCTGAAAGGATCCGTTGGCGGCAAAATTGGTAACCTGCGTCCATCCGGCATTGGAGACCGATATGGTGCCGGTGGTGTCTTGGGCATAAATCTCGCCGTAAACCGTATCAGTGCTGGCTGTTCTGGCCCCCCAGATCGCTTTGGCGGTAGCCAGCTGGCTGTCAGTACTGGTTACACCGACCGTAGTTACGATCTCATTAACCAGCTGGCCGGTATCAAACTGCATACTTTCGTTGAGCTTGAGATTTACACCGGTCAACGCCAGGTTTGTACCGCCCAGGGCAAGTGGCAAAGCGCCGTTGGCTCCCAGGGAAAGCACGTCAGTGCTATGATTGTACTCTATCGCACCACGGTTATTGCCGCCACTGTCGGAAAAATAGATCCGGCCAATCTGATTAGTCGGCGTAAATATCGTCATGCCAGCACCGGCGGTATTGCTGGCGATCACCAGCTCACGGGCAGCCGCATTTAAGGTGGTAAGATCCAGTGTTTGATAGGGGCCAACAAGAAAAGCATCAGCGGCCTCAGAGAATTTAAAGCGCTGGGTATTGTTGGCCACCATGACAATCGTGTCGGTCGTGGACGCATCCTGGACCTGGATTTTGGTATCACCGTCTATAATCCGGTCAGGGAATGGTAACGATGAAATAGCTATTTTCTTTTTGTTGAAAGAATCTACCGAATCCTCGATTACCAGAATGTCAGCACCGACTGGTATGGCTTTCAGGGTGATGCCGTTGATCTCATTGGCAATGTCCACATGGATGGCATCGGTGTCTACACCGCCACCACCACCGGAAGTAGTAATGTTGACCGTGACGGCTTCGTCCAGAAGATCCTCAATAGTTACAACACGGCACAGCGGATCCCCGATCCGACCCGTCATAATATCCAGGGTTTCTTTGATCGGAGACAGCAGCCGCTGCAGGTTCTGCTCAACTCCTGAAGCAAACGGTATTTCCGGTAACTTACAGTCCGCCATTAAATGCCGCCCTCCGCATCTCCAGCCTCACCACCGGACACGTCTCGATAATCCAGCCGGAAATAATAAGATGCCTGATGATCGGTGTAACCGGCCGCTTTGCGCTCATAGGCGTCTTCCAGCGCACTATCCCATTTATTCCAATAAAACAGCGCACCATCTGCATTGTTCCAAGGCACGCCTGGCATTTCCAGCAAAAAGGCCATGGTCCCGTTTTCGATTACCTGCCGCCAATCATTGAACATAAATTCTTCCAGCAGGGTGGCGGATCTCAAAGGCATGAGCGTAAGCCACAGATCCAGCCCGTTAGTAATGGCCTGAGATGGTCTGTAAACCAGGGTTAAAATCCGCCTACGGTCCATTATAAAGCGCCTGGGCCTGGATTCTTCCCTCTGCCTCCACCCGCGCTCGTTCTCGTCCAGATAGCGCTCTGAGGTTGTCTCAAGATCTATTTGAAGCAGCTCAATGTGTTCCAGCAGGGTGATCTCTCCTACGGTGTTGACCGGTGTGGCTGTATTCAATAAAAGGATCGAATTGTCGGTCAGATCGTAGTCGGCCTGTTGGGCCACCACATTGACCGGCTCTGTCTGCTCACGCCACAGGCCTGTTTCCCAGCAGAATTTTCGGCATGCTTCTATAATCCAATACCGGATAATTGCCGTGGGACAAAGATTGAAAGCCGGAGCCACCAGCGGCATAAATTCCAGCGGATCCACGGTAAGTGCCATGTCGTCTCCTTTAAATCAGGGTAATGCTCCGGACCTGCAGATTCGTCACCGTCGCATTGGCCTGAAGCTCGTCCACGCCCAGGCTGAAAAAGCCAGGGGCAAATAGATAGTCATAATAACGAAAGCCCCACGACCAGTCGGCTGTTGACTGCTGTGAGACCGTTGTGTAAGTGCCGTCCGTGTAAAG